ACTTTAATGATGCAAACACAAATTTGCTTGCCGGATTAGAAAAAAATATGGCTGCCCAACAAACCATGGGTAACGCTTTTTTAAAATCTGCAGAACGATCATTAGTTTTAGAAAAACGAAACAAAGAACTAAATAAAACTTTTGGTATTAATAGCGAAAACGCCCAAAAAATGGCAGCTGCCTTAAACCAAAATGCAGAAGAATTAGGTATATCAGGAAAACAAGCAATAAAATATGCAACTAATCTTAAAAAAGTAGTTCCTGTCATGGCTACATTTACAAAAGAATTAGACAAAGGACAAGGCGTTCAGAG